CGGAGGGATATTCAGCCATTAGCAATGCACACAATGCATACCTTCGCGAAGTGAAAGAGGAATTCGATGCAGTATCTGCTGTCCTCCAGGCACTCCGGAAGCGCATCTATAACCTCCTCCAGAAGCTAATCAAGGTCTTCACCGATGAGAGCAATCCATAACATCATTCTCCATTGCACAGCGACTCCACAGAGCGCGAAAGTGGATAGCATTCAGAGATATTGGCGCGAGCATCTAAAGTGGAAATCGCCAGGATACCATTGGCTGATCAGCAAAGATGGCACAGCTCATAACCTGGCAACAGATGCTCAGGTGTGCAATGGTGTGGCAGGGCATAACTCTACAGCAATTCACATAAGCTATATTGGCGGAGTGGATGAGGGAGGAAAGCCATTGGATAACAGGACCGACAAACAGCGGTCTGTGATGGAAGAATTGGTTCGGCTCTATATCAAAAAGTATCCTGGTGCAGCGGTAAAGGGCCACAATGATTTCACCAAGATGAAAGCCTGTCCTTCCTTTAAAGTATCCGATTGGCTGAAAGAAATTGGAATATGAATCCATCCTGGAAACTCGGACAGCTAAGAATTGAATACCTGAATACCATTGTATCTGAATTGGAAGGTCTGCCCAAGAGGACAGCCGGTCGGATTTTACATGAGCGAAGGCCAGATCTATTCTATTCAGTGAATGCAGCCAGAGTATTTCTTCAAACACTTACCAATAGCCATGGAGGCCGGTCTCCTGTACAATTTCAATCACCATTTATGCACCAAGACAAAAGCACTATCCAGGAAGGTCTGGCAAAGCTGAGAGCCTATAAGGCCAAACAAGAGCAGCAGATTGTATTGAATGACTGCGAGATTCTCATTCTATCCGACATTCACCTTCCATTCCATGATCAGGAGTCACTCTCTGTAGCTATAGACTATGGCATGGAGCGAGAGCCAGATGTGGTGCTGTTGAATGGTGACATTTTGGACTGCTACGACATCAGCCGATTTCACAAGGAGCAAGACCGACCATCCATTGTAGATGAATTGGCAATGGGCAAGGAGTTTCTGACATTGCTCAGGCAGGCTTTTCCTGATGCTCGTATAATCTACAAGCTCGGAAACCATGAGGAGAGGCTAAGGAATTATATCTTGAAGAATGCTCCTGAATTCGGCAATCTGGCAGCATTGGAACTTCACGTTCTATTGGGATTTGAAGAGCTGAAGATAGAGCGCGTAGATCGGGCGATCGTCAAGGCAGGGAAATTGAATATCCTGCATGGGCATGAGATGGGAGAGGCTGTCTTCTCTCCGGTCAATCCGGCCAGAGGATTCTTCCTCAAGGCCAAGGCCAATACATTGGTAGGTCATTACCATCAGAGCAGCCATCACAGCGAAGGCAATCTCAATGGCGATAAGGTGGGAGTATGGTCCACCGGCTGTCTCTGCTCATTGTCTCCGGAGTATCGGCCATACGCATTCACCAAGTGGAAGCATGGGTTCGCTTACGTTACAGTGCATGAAGATGGTACATTTGTAGTTGAGAATAAAGAAATCATTGATGGCAGAATCTATTGACAATCCATATGAGTTCCTTGCCTTCAATCTGATTGTCAGCCAGAGCGGACAGCAATCTACATTCAGAGTGAGCGCACCGGCAATGACTTCCGAATGTGTCAGAGCTGCCTTCCATGGGGTTCTATCCTGCGGCCATCACATAGACAATGTCTTGGACACAATGGAAGCTATCTTAGAAGAATATCGCGGATTGGAATTTCTTACAATAGAACAAGGAGATGAGGAGTAGTATTATTCTATTGGCCATCATGGTGGCCGGATGCAGCACAGACAGACAGTGCCGAAAGGCTGTGGCCAAGTGTGGATGGAAGAGCGACACAGTAGAGCTGTGGGATTCAATAAAGATAGAGCGGACCATCACCGATACATTGGTAGACTTCCAGACCATGAATTACTTTGACACAATCCGAATTGACAGAGATCGTGTGCGTATCCGATTGGTGCGCCTACCTGGTGACAGCATCTACGTCCAGGCTGAATGCCAGGATACTACCATTCGCTATGTGAAGACTATTGTGAGCAATAAGGTGACCATTCGGCCATGGTGGCTGTGGTGGTTGGTGGCTGCTGCCTTCTTATTTGGCTTCATCATCAGAAACAGATTGCCTATTTGAGTAATCAAATGCTATGATTCGGTAAATATTTTGCCATAATCCACAGATTTTGTGCATAAGATGTTTCAGGAATGAATCCTGATACTATCTTTGCTACATGGAAACGAACAAAATTTCTCAGATGCGCAGCAAAGTAATGAAGGCTGCCTGGACATCCTTCCGCTCAGGTAAGAGCAAGACTTGGAGCGAATCACTGCGCAGCGCATGGGCTTGGGCCAAGCGCACTCTGGTTGAGAAGTTCCGCTCAATTATGAGCATTCGTGAATCAGAGAAGGCAGTAGCTATTAATGTATACTTTGAATGCCTGCACACAGAGAAAACCGTTACTCGCATGGCGTGGATTCCCAAGAGCCTGCTTCAGAATGGATGTGTTCCCGAATCGTTCTTGACCAAGAAAGTGAATGAGCTTGCAGAGCAATTCGCAGGCTACAACAGCCGTCTCAATTGGTACATCAATTAATAACCTATACACCTATGAACAATAAAACTTACATCGTACGTTCAATCGTACCGACAGTCTATCAGATCTCATCACTCTCTACTCTGATGGGTGGCAACAAACCATGGGGCGGTGGCCGCTATGGATGGGAAGAAGAATTCTATTCAGAAAATCAGGCAAGAGAATGGATGCATTCTCGCAACAATTACCTTCACTCAGATGGTGCTATTGACGATGTGCAATTCGAAGAGAATCGCAATTCCATTGACAATCAATTGACCATGTACTATGATGGTTCATCGGCATCAGTAGAGGAGGTGACCAATGACTGATTTTACCAGGTGGATGCGATGGATTCGCATTCAGCGCATCCGAACAGAGCATCGCTTGGCAATTCAATACAATGACAAGCCGGTCATCAGTGTGCAATATCGCCAGAGACTTTTCGAAGCAACAAAAATTCAACCCAAAAACATATGAACTATTTCAAATCAAGCGATGGCTTATCAGCCGTATGGGCGCAGTCTGAAGAATGTGCCTGGACAGTGTTCTACTATCCTGCCATGCATCTATCCAAGATCTCCTGTGAGTCTGGACCGGATGCTGTGAAATGGGCAATGCAATTAATGACCAATGCAGAGCCATGCACTGAAGAAGAATTCAATGCAATCTACAATAAGGTGATTCACCATCAGCGCATTTACCGGAAGGAGGCAACAATATGAGACTCTTGAATCTCATCTGCCGACCGCGCCAATTGCGCTACCAATCCGGCCAATTGGTTACATTTGGAAGGAGTAAAATCACAGCCATCGTAGTGGAATCCAGGTGGAATTCCCGATTGAAGAATTGGGAATATCACTTGCAAGGCTTTCCAGGATGGGTACAACAGAACCTAATACAATCAAAATGAGCAATAGTAAAACACCACTACAGAGACTGATGGCAGCACAGATGGAAATCCAGGCCATTGTCAAGGACAAGGTCAATCCGCACTTCAAGAAAAATTATGCCGACATAAATACGATGTTGGCGGAAGTGAAACCGGCATTGCACAAGCATGGATTATTCATCATTCAGCCGATTGAGGAAGGCCATGTAATCACGCGAATCATTGATTCTGATACAGGCAATATGCTCTGCGAATCATCATTGCAGCTATCCGGCCAAGGGAATTGCCAACAGCGCGGCTCGGAAATAACCTACTATCGTAGGTACACTTTGCAAAGCTTGATGGCCTTGGAAGCTGAAGATGATGATGCGAATGCAGCATCTACTCCACAGGCAATTCCACCATCAGCACCGGCCAAGAGCGATGACAATAAGCCATGGTTAGATGCCAAGGACGAGGCTTATCAGAAGGCCATGGAGTATGTCAAAGGCAAGGGAGAGCAGGAGCTGAACAGAGCATTGGCCAGGCTGTCTGAATCGTACAAGGTAAATAAAATGATGCGCGAGGCCATGAAGGTGGCAGCTCTTGCGGGAATGCAAATTCAGCCATGAGATACCCATTCCTATTCATCACATTCATACTCTTCATCACGGTGTACTATGCAGCACTGATTGTGGATCTTTGTAGCTCAGGATTAAGGAGGATAACCAGATGACATCTCCATTGCAGAGAAAGCATCGCAGAGATGGCACTCCGCGAATTGGCTACACAGACGATGTCTTCACCGATGCTCTGGATTGCATCTGGAATTACGTTTCCGGAGTATTCAATGTGCCTTTGGATGCAGCTACCAGCCGGAGACGATACCAGGAATATGTAATCCCAAGGCAAGTCTTCTACTACTTCGCTTCCGATTTGACCCAAGCTACCTGGCTACAGATGGCCAAGTATACAGAGCGCGACCATTCCACAGCCATTCACGGAGTCAAGACTATTCAAGACCTGATTGATACTGACAAGAGATTCGCGGCCAAGATGCTTGACATCCGCAATGGCCTAATGGATTTCTTCCCAACCGGATCGGTTATCGATGCCAAGTATCGGCCAATGAAGAATGAATGGTTCTTTGCAATCTGGTAGCTATAGACTATATTTGTACCAAGTTCGGAACACAGCCAATTGACACCTGGCCCGAATGACAAGGCTATGATTAACGATTTAAACAAACGCTCCGGCAGAGTATCTGTGCATCCCAACCTTGGGGATGGTGTCACACAGAGAAATGTCGGAGCGTTTTGCTTTTATGGCGCAAGGTAAAAAATCATTTCTCCTCTATTGTGACCAACGTGGTCTATTCGACAAGCTGCCTGATGAATATGCAGGCAGATTAATCAAACACATCTTTGCTTATGTCAATGACGAAAATCCTGAGACGGATGATCTGGTATTGACCATGGCTTTTGAAGCAATAAAGACTGCATTGAAAAGGGATTTACAGAAATACCAAGAATTTGTTGAAAGACAAAGAGTTAATGGCAAAAGCGGTGGCCGTCCTAAGAAACCCAATGAAAGCCAAAAAACCCAAGCCTTTTCTGAGAAACCCAAAAAAGCCGATAATGATAGTGTAAGTGATAATGAGAATGAGAATGTAAAGAAGAAGAATACATTTCCATCTATTGAAGATGTGAAAGACTTCTTCCGTGAAAAAGGCTACAGCCAGGATACTGCAATCAAGGCTTTCGAATACTACTCAATCAACCAATGGAAGGACGGCAATGGAAAGCCGGTCAAGAATTGGAAGCAAAAGATGATTGCTGTCTGGTTCAAGCCTGAGAACCTTTCAAAGAAACCATCAACCGAATACGCTACACTGACATGAGACACGGTTCACTATTTTCGGGCATCGGCGGCTTTGATTTGGCTGCTGAGTGGATGGGCTGGGAGAACGTCTTCCATTGCGAGTGGAATCCATTCGGACAAAAAGTTTTACATCACTATTGGCCTCAGGCTATTCAATACCATGACATCACCAAAACAGACTTCACTATTCACAGAGGAAGCATTGACTTACTCAGCGGGGGCTTCCCATGCCAGCCCTACTCAATGGCCGGAAAACGGCTCGGCAAAGAGGATGAACGCCATTTATGGCCCGAAATGTGTCGAGCAATACGCGAGATTGCCCCGCGCTACGTCGTGGGGGAAAATGTTCTTGGCCTCACTAATTGGAACGGGGGAATGGTTTTCGACGAAGTGCATTCTGACTTGGAGTCTGCGGGCTACGAAGTCCAGGCCGTGGTTATACCTGCGGCGGCGGTCAATGCGCCGCACGGAAGAGACAGGGTTTGGTTTGTTGCCTACGCCGGAGGCCAACAACTTCAAAAATGGCCACAGGTCGGAAACTCCGAGAATCCAGCGCAAGAAAGAACAGGGGTGGACAATCGGATTAAACGACCGGGCAACATTGGGCTTACTGCCGACACCGACAGCAATGGACAGCACGGGCGCAACAGCGAACATGAAGTCAACGCAAGTGAAGGAAGGTTCGATGCACTCGGTTACATTGGCACGGGCGGTGAACATGGGCTTACTTCCGACACCTGCTGCACAGGACGGGAAAAATACAACCCTGCCGGAGAGTCAGACAAACCGCAGTTCACTTCCAGGGTATGTATTAAGGAACGCGGAAACTGGCAAAACTTCCCAACTCAACCCCCGATTTGTGGCGGAGATGATGGGCTTTCCGGTGAACTGGACGGAATTACCTTTTCAAAATGGCGAAACGAGTCAATCAAAGCATACGGAAATGCAGTAGTGCCGCAGGTAGTGTTTCAGATATTCAAGGCAATTCAAATAATTGAAGACCAAAAATGAAAGACCTAACTCTTGAACACGAGGTATTGGCTATCCTCATAAACTCAGCCAAGGCACAATTGCACATAAGCGAATGCACAGAGGAATTCTTCACGGAGATTGAGACCATGGCAATCTTCCGGTCCATTCAGCAGCTGTCGAATGCAGGTGAACCTATTGACCTATTGACCGTCAGTCTGAAGATGGGCAAGCTGCAATTTAAGCCGGTCACTACTGCACAAATCGCGGCCAAGTATGTGAGTGACAGTGCCATTGAATACAAGATCAAGGTCTTGCACCAGATGTACATTCAGCGAAATCTTGCCAAGATCGCCAAGGAATTGGAATACAAGGCACAGGATAGCAATAATGACCCATTCACACTGATGGCAGATACTCAGCGGAAGATGGATGAACTTGGCGTCATCAATCGTACGGACGGAGTTCACATTCACAAGGTGGCTGTGGATCGGGTTAATGACATCGCCAAGAGAAAGGCCGAAGGCATTCGCACATTAGGTGTCGCATCAGGATGGGAAACTCTGGATAAATTCACAGGTGGTCTTGTGCAAGGTGAATTTTGGGTAGTGGCCGGCCGACCAGGCATGGGAAAAACTTCATGGGCAACAGCACTATCCATCCGGCATTCATTGGCAGGGAACAAGGTAGCATTCTTTTCATTGGAGATGACGAAAGAGGGCCTGGTGGACAGGATACTCTCCGCTGAATACTCCATCAATGGCGAATACATCAGGACAGCCAATCTCTCTCAGGAGCAATTGGAGGCAATGGCGAGACTGAACAACATCGCAAGGATGGGAATCTACATAGACGATACCAGGAGGCAGACCATTGACCAGATTAGAGCGAAGGTCAAGATGATGAAAGCCAAGCATCAGATATCCATGGTTGTTATTGACTATCTCGGACTGATCAATCCACACGATGCAAGAGCAATCCGTGAACAACAAGTGGCTTACATCTCTCGCCAATGCAAACTCATTGCCGGTGAATCCAATTTAACAGTGATTGCACTCAGCCAATTGAACCGCAACAGCGAGAGCAGGAGCGACAAAAGACCAGGATTGGCAGATCTTCGCGAATCAGGAGCGATTGAGCAAGATGCCGATCTGGTTATCTTTCCCTTCCGGCCGATGTACTATGAAAACGAGAAGCCATTGGTGGAAGAGGCTGAAACGATCATTGCGAAGAATCGCAATGGCCGAACCGGAATCATCCCATGCAAATTCGAATCACAATTTTCATCGTATATTTTCTAACTTTGCCAAAACTATGACCATTGACATCTTTCTCATTCTCCTATCCATTGCCGGTGCAGCAGTGCCATTCGCGCTCAATAACTCAATGAATCCTGATGGCCTATTCGGTGGATACTATGTCTTCACCTGTGCCGAATGTCTATCATTCTGGCTATCGCTCATCGCTCTGATGCTAATCGGAATCAATCCAATCTTCGCAGGGATTTCCCCCATCCTTGCAAGATTCATCAGCAAGACTCTTTACTCATGAATCCAGAGCAGAAGGAAGAATTCTCCAAGCTCCTGCCCAAGTGGACGGCTTACAAGAGAAATCTTGCATGGTCTTTCGATGAGCATGAAAATGCGACCATCAACCGATTGGCCTGGACGGTGCTAAATCGTCGGCTGTCATCCTGCCCATCTTGTCGGGTAGATGCCATGAGAAATCTTGAAAACCTATACAACCAATGAAGACCTACCTACACAGCGGCAATGCCGGTGACATCATTTACATCCTGCCCACCATATCGGCACAAGGCCCTGGCAAACTCTATCTGAATCCTGACCGACCGGCAGAATATGCGACCGGTCTTCATCATCCAGGTGGAGGAGTGATGCTGAATGACAAGATGTGCGAGATGCTCCGGCCATTGGTCGAACACTGTGGGATTGAATGTGAGATCTGGAATGGTGAGGAAGTGGATTACAATCTGGACCTATTCAGGGAAGAGCGCATCAACCTATCAGCCTATGACATCCGCAGATGGATAATGGCAGTCTATCCGGAGTTAAGACCTGGTCAATTATTCGGCAATTATTTTCAATTTCTCAGCAATCGCAGGCCATACATCACCGTGAATCTATCTTCCAGGTATCGCAATAATGCAGCCGGAGAATTTAGTAAGTGGAGAATGCTATCCGGAATGAATGTCCATTTCATTGGAGTGCAGGAAGAATATCAATCATTCTTGGAATTTTGTCCTGATGCTATTCATGTACAATGTTCAGACTTTCGGGAGATGGCCTATGAGATAGCAGGTGGTGTATTTCACTTTGGCAACCAGA